TGGAGTCTTCGAAAGAAGGCTCCGAATTCTATCTTTGTATGTTGGGACTATGACAATCACCATTGGGTTGCTTTGTCGGTCATGGTTGCTATTTTAGTTGACATATACATTCCGGCCCATTCGGAAAATGTTAATGCGATTACCAAGTTCAATATGAATTCATTTGGTCCGATACCTTGTGGAACATTACAATGGAGCAAGGACTTCGCCAAAAAGAACTTAAAGAAGATTACCAATACAAATAGATCAAATGAACCTCTTGGTCATCATTTCGAATATAAGCATTTTACTTATCGTAATGGCATGATTCGAAAAGTCAATGAAGTATACAAAGAAGTTGCTTTAGTTCAACCAGTGTATCATGACAAGACACCAACACAAAGATTAGATGAATGGACCAATCATAAAGTCCATTGGGTCATGCCGGTATTCAACGACTTGCCTCTTAGATTATTCGATGCGGTATTTACCGGCGGCATTCCATTGATTCCAAAAACACTTCAAGGAAACAAGTACATTGCCGATTTCGAAGAGCACTGTATGTTCTACGGTATCGCGGACGTGATTGATCCAAAACCTATTACTGAGAGAGCGATTGCTAAATTTGATGCTGAGGGCGAAGCTGGTATTTTGAAACGACATAAGATGATGCTGAAGAATCATCATATTGATACTCGATTTACCGAAATTTTCTCCCATATTGAGAAGGAATTTGATATCAAATTAAGTGCTTGACATGCGATACTGCAGGTTATATAATATGATTATGATAGGAGATCAAATATGGCTCGTGCAGAAAAGGTAGCTAATCCGAAAACAGCGGTCGTCGGTGCAGAACCAGATGCAACTAAGATTGCAGCTGGGACTGAGGGATATGGAGTTAAGTTTATTACTGCAATGAACTGGTATTCTATTGACGGCAACAAAGCAGATGCTCGTAAGTATCTGCGAGAATATATTAAGAAAAATCGTCCCGCTGATCTAAAAGATTTCGACAAGGTATCGGACAGGGAAATTCGTCCGACCTATGGTTGGATTGCTCGAATTTTGAGCAAAGGTGCAACACTAAGTAATCATCATGTCGAGACATTTAATCATTATCTACTCACCATTCTAAATCCTATACAAGCTCCCGTAGTACAGAAAACCGTTATAGTTTCTAATAAACCCTCTATTCAAGATGCAATGAATGAGAAGATTGCCAATTACATTGGCACCTTAGAGGGAGCATACGATGACTATATTACTGACGGTACGGAATTTTCTCTTGAAGCAGATATGAAATCAAAAGAGATTCCTCAAGCATATGTTCCGAAGATTGACGAGTGGGCAAAGCGACGCCTACGTGAATGGATTGAAATCACTGAAGGTAAAGATGCTCAACTGAATGAAGCATATGCTCACTATACGAAGACGAGCAGAAAAGATGTTGCTAAGTTCTTTGCTGCTATGGTTCAAGACTGCGAAAAGTATGGCGCATTTAAGAAAGCGAATCGTAAGCCTCGTACTGCTAAGCCAAAGACTCCGGCTCAACAAGTTAAGAATCTAAAGTACAAGACAAAGGATGAAGAACTCAGTATTAGTTCAGTGAGCCCAATGGATATTGTTGGTGCTTCTGCGGTATGGTTGTTCAATACGAAGAATCGTAAATTATCTGTATATCGTACCGATTCAGGACAAGGTATTCAAGTCAAAGGGTCAGCTTTGCAGAACTATGATCCGGAGGTGTCTGAGACTAAAACTTTGAGAAAACCTGCAGAACAACTACAGGAATTACTCAATGCTGGTAAAGTGCAGCTTCGTAAATTTATGGATACCATCAAGACTAAAGGTGGAGAAGTAAATGGCAGAGTTAATACTGAGATGTTGATTGTGAGGGTGATCAAGTAGGATAAATATTAATTTTAGAGACTCTATATGGCTGCTATAAAATTAACTTATTGCCAATTGATCAGAATCATTCTTGCCCAACTTGGAGGTAACCCATTACAACAGGTTTACACTCAGTTGGTGCAAGGCATGCCAAGCATCTCTGTAAGATCCGGATTGTTTTCTGAATTAGCACAAATCAAAGCTGTGATTGATGAAGTGACTAATAGAATAATGAAAATTACCAAGGATGTTAATGACTATGAAAAGATGGCTAGAGAGCTAGCTAATCAATTCATGAAAAATCCTATGGCTACTTCTATTAATGCACTTAGAGCACAAGTTCAATCTAGAATGTCAGCTATAGCGCCAGGCGAAGGAGAATCACCGTCAGAAGAATATTCATCTTTACAAGCATTTGATAATGATCTAGCAAATTTACTTGATATGACTAACAAGTTATCAGGTGTGACTCCTAACTCTGGAGGTAACACTTGTAGTTTAGCGGACCTATTAGGTAATGGATGTACTCCTGCTAAAAATATTCCTGACATTGATCTACAAACTTTGCTTGGAGCATTGACCAAACAAAATGTACTTAATGTTATAACTACAGCTCTTGCTAACGGTACTGGTTATGCTCAACTTCAAACTAGTATACTTGATTTACGAAATAGCATCGCAAGTATATCCGCCTCCTTTAGTGCAATCTTTACTAAGGGATTTATAAAAAATGCAGTTACCGCTTACGTAAATCAAATTTTATTTCAACTTCTAAGCGGTTGTGGTAATGATGTTCTTAGGACTACACTCAAAGATTTTACTGGTCTAAATTGGACTGGTATAGATACAGCTAATATATTCTCGACGGGCACTACTGGTCAAAGTAGTATAACAATAGCTACTTCTGAATTCGGAAATGTTGTTGTTGGACAATCTGTAGTTGGCACTAATGTTCAGTCGGGCACTACTATTCTTTCTTTTAATGAATTGACGGGCTCCATAACTTTATCCAAACCATTAGTTGGAATTGTAAATAGTAATTTAAATTTTAGTTATAGTAATACTGGTTCTAATTTAAATATTGCTAATGCTTTAACTGAAGCTACATTATACTTACAAGATGTCTATGGAAGTGGTACTGTTCTTACTTCAAATGGTTTCGTTGATAGTACTGGCAATGCTGCATTTTTACCTAACGTATTAGATACCACCAATTTAACTAACGCAAATATTTCTTATCCATCAAGTTCATTCTTTAATATTAATCTATCAGACACAGGTATATAATGATCGTTGTTGATTTTAATCAAACTGCTATCTCAAATTTGATGGCAGAAATTGGTGGCCGAACCGACGTTGAACTTAATGTTCCTTTACTTCGCCATATGATTGTCAATTCTCTTCGAGGATACAAGCAAAAGTTCGGAAAGGAATACGGTGATCTGGTTATAGCCTGTGACAACATGCGTTACTGGCGTCGTTCGGTTTTCCCTCTTTATAAAGCAGGGCGTAAAAAGGCAAGAGAAGAATCTGGTTTCGACTGGAAACTTATCTTCGAAACACTAAGTACTATACGTGATGAAATTGATAAGGTGTTTCCTTATAAGGTTGTTAATGTAGACGGAGCTGAGGCAGATGATGTCATTGCTATATTGGCAAACTGGTCTCAGACAAATGACTTAACTAATGTAACTCCCTTTAGTGACGGCGATCCAAAGCCCTTCTTAATTATTTCTGGGGACCATGATTTTATTCAACTTCAGAGGTTCAAGAATGTTAAACAGTTCTCGCCAATTCAGAAAAAATATGTCAAGCCTGACTCAACAGCGGAGGAATATGTGGTGGAACATATCATCCGTGGCGACAAAGGAGATGGAGTCCCAAACGTCTTATCACCGGATGATTGCCTCGTCAATGGTGAAAGACAAAAACCAATCTCATCGAAGAAGTTAAGTGAGTGGATTAAAAATCCTAGCTTAATGCCAACGGATGCAGACTTCATCAAAAATTTTAATAGAAACAAGCAATTGGTAGATTTCACTTGCATACCTACAGAAGTTAGTAATGCAATTATAAATAATTTCGAGAATCAACCTGACAAAAACAAAAGTATGCTTTTAAATTATTTCGTTGAAAATAGAATGAAAAACATGCTTGAATTACTAGAGGAATTTTGATGAAAACTACTGTACCACAAGTATTTGAAGAAGTAGAAAAGCAAAAAACAAAACAAGCTAAGATTAATGTCTTAAGAAATTATGACAGTCAAGTTTTACGTGGTGTTCTTGAACTAAACTTCATTCCCCAATACAAATTATTGCTGCCAGAAGGAGCACCTCCGTTTAAACGTGATGACAGAACTCCAGATGGTTACTCTGAAACTAATTTGTACACTGAATTTAGAAGAATGTACATTTGGTTGAGACCTGATGCTAATGTTTCTAAGATGAAACGTGAACAACTGTGGATTCAGATGCTTGAAGGCTTGCATTGGAAGGAAGCAGATCTGCTAAATCACATGAAAGACAAAAATTTGACCAAGTTATACCCATCTGTCACCTATGATTTGGTAAGTGAGGCGTTTCCTGGCATGCTACCACCTAAACCAGCCGAACCTGAGCAGAAAAAAGCTAAGGGAGGTATCAGTAAAGTCCCTTTGGCTGGCTCAAGCGCCTAATTTTTCGAGAAAAACGAGAAATTTTGGTCGAAGTACCTAAAATCGAGTGGGAAGACCACTCGAAAATACCAAAAGATGCCGTTTTGGACCCAAGAAATTACAATTATCACCGATACAGAGCATTTGACAAGTGAAACTAAAGGCATTATAATAATGATATATTATAGTGAGGTGAATTATGTCCCTAGTAGGTCCTTGGCTCAACGATTTAGGTAGCAAAAAGCGTAAAGTTAAGTATGCTTCGGCAGAAGCGAAGAAGCGTGATCTAGAGTTACAGGTAGAATGGCAACAACTGAAGGCTAAGATTGACAAGACAGCCAAGGTTGTGCCATCTCGTCCCCTTACTCGCCCATTTCCCAAGTTAGGTCCTCCACCTGGTCGCACTACCAATGCTCATATCAAGAGTCATGATAGTGGTATAGGTGTAGGTGCCAAGAAAGCAGTACCAGTTTATACCGGAACCAAGATTATTGGTATTGGCACTATGCATAAGTCGAATGCTGTGCCTATTTTTAGTGACGACGATGCGAAAGCAATTTCATCTATGCGGAGATAATTATGACTATTCCTACAAGCCCTGCAGACCGTAAGGCTATCTATGATTGTATGCGAGAGATTAGTGGTTCTATGACTCGTATTGATGCTGAACGAGAATTTATTCGAGAAGCAATCAAGAATATTTGTGACGAACAAAATTTGTCTAAGAAAACCTTTAGGCGAATGGCAAAGACTTACCACAAGCAAAATTTCAATTCAGAGGTTGAAGAACACGAAGAATTCGAAACTTTATATGAAGCCATTACTAATACTACTACAATGGATAAGGCAGCATGAGAGAGCTCTATATCCTTGAGGCAAGATGGCATGATAAACTGAAAAGAGTCAGGCGAAACGAAATCGTTGGTGTATATGCTGATCTTAAAAAATTAGAGAAAGCCAAAACTGCCGTAATGATTAGACCACATGATTACAAGTCCATTTCTTTTTCAATAAAAACGGAGATACAACCATTTCATGCTTAAATTTTAAGCAAAATATGAATAACCTTTCGGTTGACATGGGTATCTTTTTCCTATATAATAATGAAATAGTGGAGATTCTGATGAAAACCGAAAAACGCCGTAATCCTGTAGCAAAAGATCTTCGTACGCCGAAGTATCGTCCTCGTATCGTAGAGGACAAGACTGCGTACAAGCGCAAACTTAAGAATGACCGCCAAGCTAACGTAATTTATTCTTGATAGGTGATATAATGAACGTATTTGAAATTCTTGAAGCTCTTGCTGCAGACAATTCTCGTCTTGCCAAAGAAGCGATTCTTCGGCAGCATGCTGGTAATGATATGTTGAAAGAAACATTTCGACTAGCATATGATCCTATGATTAGTTATTATATTCGCAAAATCCCAAACTATAATGTTGGCAAAGCTGAAGCTAAGGCGTCATTGGGTTGGGCTATGCAAGAACTTGAACAGCAATTTGCCACTCGTAACAAGACTGGTAATGCTGCGATTGACCATTTGAAATTTATTTTGGAGTCACTTGATGCACAAGATGCCAGCGTTATTGAGAGGATCATCAAACAAGACCTTCGTTGCGGAGTCGGAGAACCAACAATTAATAAAATCTGGGCCGGACTCATTAAGACTTATCCCGTCATGTTGGCTTCTGGATTCGAACAGAAGCTCGTCGACAAAATCGGGTTCCCAGCATATGTCCAGCTTAAGTTGGATGGCATGCGCTTCAACGCCATCGTCCGTCAAGGAAAGGTAGAGTTTAGAAGTCGTAATGGTAGACAACTTGATATTGCATCAGATTTATTTGGTCAAGCATTTATCAATCTAGCTAAAGTTTATAATACAGATATTGTATTTGATGGTGAACTGCTTGTAGTTGATTCAACTGGCAAACCTCTTGATAGAAAAACAGGCAATGGTATTCTAACCAAAGCTATTAAAGGTACTCAATCAGCTAAAGAAGGCGAAATGGTTCGTGCTACATTATGGGATGCTATTCCTTACGAGCATTTCGTAAGAAGTGTTTACACAATCCCATATTCTGGTAGGCTTGGATTACTAATTTCTAATGTAGAAAAGTTTCAAAGCAAGAGTCCATTAGGTCATCTGCTGAACATTGTACCAACTAAAGTTGTAGAAAACCAATATACTGCGAATAAGCTGTTCAATCAGTATTTGGATGAAGGACAAGAAGGTATTATTCTTAAGTCTTTGAATGGCATCTGGGAAGACAAACGTAGTAAAGATCAAGTAAAGTTCAAAGCAGAACTTGAGTGTGATCTTATGATAGTCGGTTGGGAAGAAGGTACTGGTAAAAATAAGGGTCGTCTTGGCGCTCTTATTTGCGAATCAAATGATGGCGCTATTCGAGTTAATGTTGG